TTTATGGTTATTCCTTAAGCTCCTCTGAGCCTACGGAGTTCGGCCTCCAGCTTAGCGGCTTTGATCTCACGCTCCATTTGTTTATCGCTAAACGCTTCGATTTTACCGACTAAAGCTGTACGAATCACGTCAGATAGTGACGAATTCTCCACCTTTGCTACTTCGCAAAGCTGCTCGTACATGGTTTTTGGAAGACGAACGGCACATGTGATGTCTTTATGTTCACGATTAAGTGCAAGATTCTTCCTGGGCAGGTTAAGAGGTTTCTTTTTACTCATTTTGACTTTTATTTTATTTTGGTGTGTGGTTAGGGATACTTCAAGAATAATGTATAACAATTTATATACAATTGCAAACTTTTTTTATGTTTTTACGTACATTCTGAAAATTTCTTATTTAAGAGACTGTAAATCAGGGACATCGTGCGGTGCTTTTCTGTCAGTATATTTGATTTTAGGAAAATAGTTTCTCCCAATCCCTTGCATACCGGTGCTAGATAATGTAGAACATTGTTATGCGTAAGAATACACAGATCAACATAAGGCTCGACGATACCCTTCTCTCTACCCTGAAGGCTCAGGCCTTGGAGGAAGTGACAACGACCTCTCAGCTAGTCCGTAAGGCGGTTACAATGTACCTTAAGAAATTCGCGGATGCCTCAGGGAATAATAGCCTTTGATCCGGGTAAAGGTGGAGGAGCCTGCATCCTCCGACCCGATGCTAAGACCATCAGCCTAAAGCCTTGGACCGTAGACCATGAGCATATAGATATGCTCCGTAGCCTTGATCCTGAGGATTATGAGGCAGTGGTTGAAGATGTACCCGCATTCGTTAGCGCAATGACCTCGAATGCTAGCTCTTTTAAGTTAGGCCAGAACTTTGGGGTAATTACAGGAAGCCTTCGGGCATTAAAATTTCCGCTCCACCTGGTGAAGCCTCAGATTTGGCAGAAAGGATTGGTGGGGTTGAAGCCTAAGATGGGATACACAGCCCGGAAGCGTCAGCTTAAGGATAATGCCATCCGGCTGTACCCTGACCTGAAGATCACGAATGCGACGGCGGATGCTGTCCTGATCATGAACTACTATAAAAACCTTTGATGATAGAGCTATTCGTATGGCTTTTCATAATTACCACAATAGCAATGGCGTTGGAGACGCTTTTAAATAGATGAAAGTACAGGTATATAATAATGAGGGGCATGAGATAATCGGCACCATAGATGTAGTAAAGATTGAGCATGGTGAAGGAGCAGATCGCCCCTACCATTTGGAATTAAACATCGAGGATCCGCTCCTTGATGAGATCGTAAAGTTCGGATCTGAGGTTTTTGGACAGCTTGATCTTTTGCAGGCTGGGCTCAGAGGAGCTTTGTTAGAGCGGCTTGCGAGAGAAAAAGAAGAAAATTAAAACTTTTTTTAAAAAATGTTTGACGAGTGTATAACATTGTGATTCATTGAAGACTTAGTTTCAATTAACCATCCCTCCTTCCGGTGCGCTAACACTAGGGGGAGGGATTTAAAAACCACACACCAAACCACACACCACTAAAGATTATGAAAGAAAGTCAAATTATTGAACAGCTAAAGGATCGGGTAATCCATTTGGAGAGTACCGTCAAGGTCCTGCGTGGATTGATCGGTAGGCTCGACAGCCGTCTCGATCATACGGACGAGAAGTTTAAATACCAGAGACCACAAACAACTGCGGATTCGAATGAGGACCGCGTAACACAACATATATAGGAGGAAATGATGACTGTAGAAATGGATCCGGTAATGGAAGTCACTGAAGAGGCAAAGCTTTTTCACGATGGCTTAGAGATTTTGCTCAGGGAGATGCAAGGGAAGGTCTCGCAAGATATTGTCATAGACAGTTTAATATCTGCGGGGTTGGGTCATTTGCATCATAGTGCGCTTCATGATTGTGCTGACGACCGCAAATTGGCGGGTGAGCTTGTTAAGGAGCATATGATTTTAGTGCTAGATAGATTGCTTGAGGATGTTTGGGTCAACGATGCGGAACGCGACTTTAGCTAGCTTTATACTGTTAATGACCATCGTGTCATTCCTGGTGTTGTGTGCGTGCAGTAAGCCCCCGGTTGAAGGGGGCGCTGCACGATACGACAAAATTTATCACTACAAAAATATGGAGGACTGCCCCTATGACGCAGAAGATTGGCAACATAATAGAACAAATGCAAACGACAATGGATGGAATGCTAGAGAGGCTAGCAAAATTAGAGGGGGCTTTGGTAGCCCTAAAACAATCGAAGAAGCCCTCGGTTTACATAGACGAGCATACAGCTCTGCTGAGCTCGGAGGACGCGGACATTCGCTTTATAGCCAGGAAGGTGGCGGAGAATGAATTGTCCGAAATGCGAGAGCAAGACCGAGGTATTGGAAACACGGAAGACGGTGTATTATGACGCGGTCAAAAGAAGACGCGAATGCCCTGGTTGCGGACATCGCTTCACAACGAAAGAGTGTTCGCAGGAAAAATTCAAAGAGCTCCTCTTCGTCAAAGAAGAGCTCCTCGAAGCGCGTGCCAAAATCCGAGGACTCGAAAACTTTAAGCGAAAAATACTTGGAACCGCCCTTACCGTTTCCTAACAACACGAAAGAAGATAAGACTAATGCCGATGTACGTTTATCTGAGTTTATACGTGGTGAGCGTACTGTGTTGTTTAATGGAGAAGAGCATGTGTATGATCCGGACAGTATGCGGACTTACACCCTTGAGGAGGTTGGCACCGTTATGGGAGTCACTCGGGAGCGTGTCCGTCAGATTGAGGAAACAGGTATACGCAAAATGTGGCGCGCTTTTGATATCATGTGCAAGCGCGAGGGGGTTACTAAAGAAGAATTTATGGGGATGTTATTAGGTGGAAACGATGAAGCAACAATCTACATGCCCTGAGCTATTTGATTGGCAGGAGGCTCATGCGAGGAAGCTCTCGGATGCGCTTACTGTATTTGGATATGCGAAGGACGGTTCGGATACGGGCACTGGTAAAACGGTTGTCGCACTGTCTGTGGCCAAAGACCTAGGGCTTACACCCTTTGTCGTTTGCCCTAAGTCCGTTGTCCCGTCTTGGAAAGAGTGGATACAGAAATTTTTTCCATCCTCCACTAACTATGTCTACAACTACGAAAGTCTGGTTCGTGGTAAGACAGAGTACTATAAACGCACGGGGTCGCAGAGAGTCTGGACTCTGCACCCTGAGCGTGTACTTTTAATTTTTGACGAAGATCATCGATGCAAGGGCGCGAAGAGCGAGAACGCAAAGATGATGATCGCGGCTAAAAGCAGAGGCTTAATCACCCTGTCTTTAGGTGCGACCAGTTGCAACTCCCCTGTTGAGATGCGTGCTCTAGGTTATCTGTTAGAGATGCATGATGATAGAGGTTGGTGGAATTGGTGCCTCAAAAACGGATGTAAGCGTGGAACCTTTGGCGGGCTTCAGTTTATTGGAAACAAGTCCGCACTTAAAAGGATCCACGATCACATCTACAAAGAAGGACGGGGGAGCAGATTAAAGATCACCGATCTGCCCCCCGGCTCCTTTCCTGATGGGGTTGTTATTCCTGAGGGCTATGATGTCGGATCGACAAACGAGATTGAGAAAATTTATCACGATCTATGGGTTAAGCTTGAAGAGATTGAGAGTAAGAAATCAGATGATGATAACCCTTTAACTCTTCAGCTTCGGGCTCGGCAGGAGGTGGAGCTATTAAAAGTTCCTGTCCTTGAAGAGCTCGCCCGTGATGCATTGGAGGCTGATAACTCCGTAGTAATATTTGTAAATTTTAGGGAGACGCTTGAGGCTCTGCTTCGTAGGCTGTCTGGAACTCACGAAATCAGTGTAATTACAGGTGCTCAGTCTGGGGTGGCTAGAGACCTTGAGGTTAAAAGATTTCAAAAAGATGAGTCCCGGATATGTCTGGCCACGACACAAGCGGGAGGCACAGGTTTGAGCCTTCATGATGTTAACGGCAAGCATCCTCGGGTGTCCCTGATTTCACCGAGCTTTAGCGCAATTGATCTGAAACAAGCACTTGGACGGATTCACAGGGCGGGAGCCAAGAGCCCTGCCGTCCAAAAAATTATATTCGCGGAAGGAACTGTGGAGATGCGTGTCTGCCGTCTCGTCCGTAAAAAACTAAACAACATAGATCTCATTAATGATGATGAGATGAATCCTTTATTATGAGAAAACTAATACCTTACATCCTACGACCTTTGATTTTAATCCAAAGACTTTTGACCAAGAAGCGTGAGGAGAAATTTAAACCGAAAAGACCTTTTCTTTGATTTTTTACTTTTCTTTTTCGCGCGCAAGTGTTATACATTTGCATAACACCACACACCAACCCACATAACCCAATAATATTATGAGATTAAATCCCGATTTTTTCGAGGATCCTGAGCAAGATCCCGAACCCAAAACAGACAAAATAGAGCATATATCTAGTTTCAAGGATCTGCCCGAAAAAGATTTTCAAGACTTAAAGGAAGGAGCTAAAGAGCTTGAAGATTTGCTAGCTGAAGTCATGAGTTTAGGGTTTGATCGCGAGCAAAGTTTGATGTTTGTGCTCTCCTTTAAAGCTCAGCAGATACAGACGCTTCAAAAATCTATGGTGCGTGTGCAAGAGGCTATACTTACTTTGCGTGACGGCCTTGTTAATACAAACGAGAACCTAGAAAATCTAGTGGACGCGAACGACCTCGAACGACCTTTCTAATGAGTAGCCCGGAGGAGATTAAAGATCTACCGACTATTCGGATCCTTGCGGAGCGCGAGGTTCCTTATGTCGAATGGGATCTTGAGATGGATGATGATGCCTATGCCATGCTTGCCAAATGGGGTAAGGAAGTCGCATCGGATCAAGACTTTACCAACATAGCAGTCCGCGAAGGATTAAAGGCATTCGTAGAAAGCAAGGAGGAGATTGATGAAGATATCACTGAGTAATTTTGGAAAAACTTTTACGGTTGAGCTGGAGCAGGACTCTAGTCTCGATACCTGTTTAGATGCAATCAAGGGATTGCTTGTGTCCTCAGGTTTTCACCCTACGACAGTAGATTGGTATATTAAAACGGATACATGGAATCTCGAGCAGAGTCCATTTGACGATGAGTAGCCCGGAACAACATCATGCGCTTGGGCCGAGCACATTAAAATACGTGGAGATTTGCCCGAGCTATCGAAGTAGTAATGAGACCAACATCTTTGCGGAGGAAGGGACTATGCTTCATTCCGCGGCTGAGACTGGCGATCTCACCGAGCTTAACGAGGAGCAGTTACGACATGTCGTATCGTGTTTGGATTATTTAAAACCTTTGGAAGATCAGGCGGATCAAGTTTTCAAAGAGTTGCGTGTGGAGATTGGGTATGGATCAGATTAAAGAAGGAAAGATTCGACAAAGTACCGAGACCCCTCTGTGGCGCGAGCTTCAACTGCTCGGCTCTGGAGATAAGGTTGTTGGAAGAAATGTCATCAGGCGGGGTGACTCAATTTATGTGGAGACTAATTTCGAGCAGGTTCCTATATATGCGTTCAAAATGAACGGGAATCTTATGAAGTTTCTTCAAGAACATAGGAGTGTGTGGGATGGAGAGTAGTGTATTTGGAACAGTAGATCGCGTCGTCATAAGAGGGACTCATGTCGATGTAGTAGATTTTAAATTTGGTCGCGGTGAGATCGATGATGCGGAAATTAATATCCAGGGTCAGGCATATTTGCTTGGCGTAATGGATAAGTTTCCAGAGCTCGAGACCGCTACCGTTCATTTTATCATTCCAAGAAGGGATGAGGTTTTTACTGCTGATTTCACTCGTGCTGACATGGAGGGGATCCGTCTCCGCATCGGTCTTATTGTTGGTAAGGCCATGCTTTCAGATGCGGAGCGGATCCCCAACACCGAGGGCTGTAAATACTGTAAGCACAAGCTATCTTGCCCTGCCTTGAATGATAAGATGCTACCGCTTGCTAAGAAGTATGCGAAGACTGTAGATGATTTTGAATTAAATCTTTGGGGCAGCTATTCTCCGGCTGAGATCGAGGATCCTGAGGTTCTTGGTAAGATGCTTAATGTAGCCAGCGTGGTAGACAAGTGGGCAGAGGCTGCGAAGAAGCAAGCGACAAAGCTTGCAACAGATGAAGGTCTGGAGATTCCCGGATACGATCTTCACTTCAGAACAGCAACCGCAAAGATTGGTGATAGTCAGGCTGCTTTCGATGCGGTGGAGCATTTGCTCAGTGCAGAAGAGTTTATGAATGCGTGTAATGTTACACCGACTGCATTGGGCAAAGCGTATTCTGAAAAACTTCCACGGGGTGAGAAGAAGGACGCCAGGGCTAAGATTGACAACGCCCTTGAGGATGCCGGAGTAATCTTGTCCGAAGAAGAACGGAGTTTGACTCCTTATCTTAGGAAATCAAAAAATTTATCTTGAGTGTATAACATTTGTTAACACTCGCAAAACAATAACCAAAAGACAGAAAGGATACAAGATGGCTAAATCATCATTATCAGAGTCAAAGACAGACGAAACGGCAGTAGTAGAAGCTACTGGAGATATCATAGAGGGATCACCAACATCGGGGGCATTGGCGGTGTCCGGCGCGGGTGTAATCGGAGACATCGATGCAAGCGACATTGAATTTCCTAAGCTAGCAATAGCTCAGGGAGTTGGACCGCTTAGCGATAACTTCAAGAAAGGAGCAATCGTTCTTGATGCCGAGCACGAAATCAGCGACGGGACAACACCGGTTGAGTTCACCGTTCTAAGGATCGGTAAATTCTTTGAGGAGAATATTCCCTTCGGATCTGGAGAAATCCCAAGAATCGTAACGCCGGCAGAGCAGAAGAAGATCGGGGGGACGACACAGGGTCACCGTGATGGTGAGAACTGGGTTCAGCCCGATTGGAAACCATTAGCTGACGCCTTGGTCTGCATTAAGGGTGATAACGAGGATGTGTTCCCGTATAACTTCGGCAAGGATCATTATGCCATCGCTATGTGGCGAATCCGTAAGACCGCCTACGAAGGCGGGGCTAAACCGATTCTCACGGCAGCCGGCACCTACTACAGAAACGGGCTTCGCAACGGCTCATTTCTCCTGACCACTCAGAAGAGAGTGTTCAGTGGAAATGCTGTCCACGGACCAAAAGTTGTTCGCGGCAAGAAGCACGACGAGAAATTCGTCAACTGGTTAGCATCAGAATTTTGCTAATCTCATAATTAGCGTGGTGTGTAGCGTCGAGGGTTTAGTGACTTTTTCCCTCGGCGCTCGATCGCCACGCCCAACCACACACCACCACCACAGTTTATGAAATATATAGCATTAGATTTTGAGACCTTTTATTCAAAGGACTACTCAATTGTAGGTCAGAGTACCTACCAATATGTCAATCACCCCGAGTTCGACGCCTATCTTGTTTCTTTATGGAACCCTGAGATCAGCTATGTTGGACAGACTAAAGAGTACCCCGATTGGAAGAAGTTAGACGGGTACACATTTATCGCCCACAACGCGTCTTTTGACCAACGCTGTTTCGAGAAATGCGTTGAGCTTGGCATCATTCCCGACATTAAAGTCGAGTGGATCTGTACCGCGGATATGTGCGTATATTTTCAGTACCAGAGAAATCTGAAGGGAGCCGCCAAAGCTATCCTCAACGCCGACATGGACAAGGAAGTTCGTGAAAACATGAAGGGTAAAACATGGGACGACATGATTGCCATGGATGAATCCAAAGCTGTTCTTCAGTACGCATTGGACGATTCGAAATATACTTATCAGATATTTGAGGAGCTCTACGACCAATGGCCTGAGACCGAACGCCAATTATCTAAGATGACCCGGCAGATGGCATGGGACGGCATTCCTGTGGACTACGATAAACTCAGGGATGGTATCAATGCTTTGGAGGAACAGTTGTTCGAGGTGAAGAAAAACCTGCCTTGGTATGATCAGATCGACCCGGACACCAAGAAGAAGTATGTAGTTTATTCGAAAAAGGCGATGGCATTGGAGTGCCGTAAGGCTGGTGTTGAACCACCTAAGTCAATGGCTCAGGACAGCCCTGAGCTAGCGAAATGGATTAAAGAGCATGGGGGTAAACTTAAGTTTGTCTCAGCCATGCAGAATTACAACAGGCTTAACATGCATCTGACCCGCATGAAGAATATTAAGGATAGACTGACCGACGATAACAGAATGTCATACAATCTAAAATATTTCGGAGCGGATGCTACCGGAAGATGGTCAGGCGACGCCGGTTTTAATGTCCAAAATTTACCTCGCGAGACCCGTTATGGCGTCAACATCCGTAACATGTTTTCTGCACCTGAGGGCAAGACCTTTGTCGTTGCTGACCTTTCGCAGATCGAGCCTAGACTTACAGCATTTATATCGGGTGATAAGGACTTCCTGAAATTAATCAAGCAAGGTATGAGTCCTTACGAAGCTCATGCTCGGCAGACCATGGGATGGGCAGGCGGGAAATTAAAGGACGAAGATCCTGAGCTTTATCTGCTTTCGAAGGTTCGTGTGTTGCAGCTTGGTTACGGCTCCGGTTGGTTCAAGTTTGCTGAGACTGTAGCTCAGTACGGGCAACAGCAGATTCTAGACATGGGATTTTCTCGTAAGGATGAGATTCGCTTTCAGGAATTCGCTAACACTTATCAACCCGGTAAAGGATCAATATACCCTACCCTATCTGAAAAAGAGAGAAGGCAGTGGGTTAATGCATATATCCAGGTCTCAGACTTTCGTGACAAGAACCCAAAGATAACAGCGATGTGGAAGAAGCTCGACAGGGAGTACAAGATGGCAGCGGCTGAGGGTGACGATTTCTCTTTTGAGATTCCTAGTGGCAGAACCTTGCAGTATTTCTCGTGTCAACATCAGCACGACGGGGTAACATGCAAAACACAGAAAGGATTGTTGCGTAGGGTTTACCAATATGGAGCAAACCTTTTCCAGAATGCAGTTCAGGCAACCGCCCGTGACTGTTTTGGATTCATCATGACTAATCTTGAAAAGGCTGGAAAGAAGATCGTTCTTCATGTCCACGATGAAGTGGTCATTGAAGTAGATGAAGATATGGCCTTGCACGCCAAGGCTGACATTCAGGAGATCATGAAACAGGGACCGAATTGGATGAAAGATGTTCCGCTCGATAGTGAGGCAATCATAACTAAGGAGTACACGAAATGATAATTGGATTAGCTGGTGGAAAAGGTTGCGGTAAAAGCACCGTAGCAAAAATAATTAACAGGTTGCATGATTATGAGTTAATCTCATTTGCCACTCCCATTAAGCAAATGCTTCGTGTTCTGGGGCTTGGTGATGCGGAATTGAACGATCCTGTATTTAAGGAAATTCCTCTTGATGAGTACGGGAAAAGTCCAAGACAGCTCTGCCAGTCGCTTGGCACAGAGTGGGGCAGAATGTTAGTCTCTGGAGATGTATGGATTCAAGCGCTTCGCAAGCAACTCAAACCTAAAACTAACTATGTCATCGATGATGTTCGATTTGATAACGAGGCACGATTTGTTAGGGAGCGAGGAGCGGTGATACATGTTGAGCGCGAGAGGAATATTGATGGTGACACCCATATTTCAGAAGCGGGTGTTAGTGAAGATTTAATTAATGGAAAAATAAGAAACATATCGTGCTATGAGTCCGATCTCGAATTGGAAGTAGCCCGACAAATGGAGGAGATAATATAGTATGGATTTGTTCACGATTCCAAATCTAAGTAGTACACAGATATTCAAGAGGAAACCGTGGGAGCTAGAGTTTGAGCTTCCAGAGTTTAAGAACACAGCTGCTTTTAAAAGCTGGTGTAAACTACCGGGGACCAAGTACTGTGCTTATTCAACCGCAGAGGGTGTGGATCCTAATCAGCGGATATCTAATCAGAATCCAATGCATAGTCTGCATGGCGTCTGTGCGGATTGGGATGCAACTTTTACTGACGAGCAGTATGAAGACATTGTTCGTCGTTTGATCGACCTTGAGCACCCGGTAAATTACATTAGCAGGAGCTACTCGGGAGGGATACACGCTGTTTGGTTGTTTGAAGGCAAGGTTTGCTTACATTCTCCCAAGAATACTACTCGATTCCTTAAGAGAGTTGCTGGTGAATTGAAGCTTACAGGCAGAGATGCTGTTGCCCGAGGATTCGACGAGCCTAATTTCACAAAGCAGCATTACCTTCTACAAGGTCACGATTGGAGACCTGTCAGCCCTAAATCTAAAATCGATTTAAAGCTTCTCCATTACTGGCAATACGAAGAATCTCGCTCATCAGATTTTGATGGAGTCGATGCGCAGATTCCGCTGGATACTGTATTTGAGGAAGTTAAAAGATTATTTCCTAATCATAAATGGCCTGGAGAATTTAAAGAAGGTGTTCGAGGACCGACATTCTGGGATCCAGGCGGAAACCATAAATCTGTAGACTCAGCTATTGTCAGAGAGACCGGCATGCAAGTGTTTAACATGGCCAAGGCTTTCTATTCATGGCGAGAAATCCTAGGCACAGGTTTCGTAAGAGATTTCGAAGTTGGCCGGATAGGTGAGGCTATTAAGAATTATTGGTTCGATGGCAGAAACTACTTCATAGAGGACGGGAAAGGCGGTTACACGGTCAACAGCAAGGAAGACACCTTATTGGACCTGCAATGCCGCTATAGCCTCTCGGCTCGACCTGGAAGGCATGAGAATGTTTCCGAAGCCCGTCGTGCTATTCATATGGTAAATACGACCAAAAGAGTTGATGCAGGTATCCCATTTTGTTTTACAAAGGCGAGAATTGTAAATCATGAGAACGGATTGTACTTCAACACCGCAAAGATTAGACCATTGGCACCAAGTAATGATAGTGGTTCCTGGGGTGAGCACTTTCCAATAATTGCTGAATGGATGGAGCACATGCTCGGAGAGGAGCAGCTTAAATATGAGCTTGCTTGGCTAGCATACGCGTACGCAAATGCGTACGAAGGTAAGCCAGAAAAAGGTCATGCACACTTTCTTGTCGGTCCTCCTAATTGCGGAAAGACTCTATACAACAATGTAATTCTTGGTGGTTTGCTCGGCGGTGGTATTAAAGCCTCCGATTATCTTACTGGGAAGGAAGATTGGACAGAACACCTCTTTGAGTTTGGGGCTTGGTTAGTCGATGACGAAGCACCTACAGCATCAACCGCGATGCATACAGCGTTCACTGCGAGGCTCAAGGAGCATACTGCAAATGACACATTTCTGATAAAAGGTAAGTTTAAGAAATCTGGTAGAGCTTATTGGCGAGGAAGAATTAGCATTACTCTCAATGATGACCCGGTATCAATGAGACTTCTCCCAGATTTGGACATGAGTATACGGGATAAGCTTATGCTTTTTAAGTGTAATGATGGCTACGCTTTTAACTCTAAGACGAAAAAGACAGCCGAAGCTGAACTTCCGGCCTTTGCCCGTTGGCTTTTGGATTATGAGATTCCACAGGAGCTCGTTGAGCTTCGGTTTGGAGTAAAAGCCTTTCTTCACAAGGAAATTCAAGAGCTTGCTGGAGCGAATAGTAATTTTGCTCATATTATCGAGCTTTTGCAGATGTGGAGAAAGACATTGAAAGAAGATTTCTGGGAAGGCACCTGCTCGGAGCTCCTTAAAGTTCTCGGAGCAAATGAAGCTAATAAGATTCTACTCAAGGATATTTCCACTAGAAGCTTAGGCTGGGGTTTAAAGCATATGCAATCTAAAGGCTTTCCATGGGTTTCCCGATCTAAGAAACTACAGTACGGGTGGGTTGTTGATGGTTTAGATGGCAAATAAATCCGCAGGCACAGTATACGAGTACAAGTTCTTCTCCAAAATACTGGAGAAGGGCTATGACTTGTTTATACCGGCGGGTGACAATCTACCTATCGATTGCCTTGTTCAGAATGGGGCTGGTAAGCTGTATAAAGTTCAGGTCAAGGGTACTGCATCTGAGTATCGTGAGGGAGGTCGCACGGGTAAGCAAAGATATAAAGTTCTGGCAGCTACAGGGCAAAAGTCCAAAACGTCGATAGATTGCACTAAAGTCGACATATTGGCAGCTTATGTCGAACCGGTGAACATATGGTACATAATTCCATGTCTTGAAATTAGTGCAAAATCAGTATGGTTTTACCCCCACATTGAGAATTCACGGTCAATGACGGAGCGCTACAAGGAACAGTGGGATTTGTTTAAGAAACTCTAAGGTCTTTCACAAAGAACCCTGCGCCCCTAAGCCTAACTCTTACGGTCTCTTCGCTTACACCAAGGCAACCAGCAATTATTTTTGGGTGCATACCTCCAAGAAATCTGGCGTAGACCATAGGTTCCCAACGCTTCATGCGTTTAGACATTCGCATCTGGTCATGCCTAAAAAGATAGCCTTTGGGTTTAGGCTTCTCCTTGGGTGTGTTTACATTAAACGCTGTCCGAACTTCGTCAGCGCTTAGCCCCAGCTTGTCAAGAATCTTGTTTTTCTTTTTCTTCCCCATATCCTATTTGAAATGCTGTCGACACCGACTGTTTCGGTGG